GAAGCCGGAGCCAGGCCGGCGTAGATCTTGGTGCCAATCTGAATGGCAACCTCTGGGATCTCCAGGGCCGCTCGCATCAAGACTTGCTCTGGTGACTTGAGCATGTGGCCTCCTACCGCTTTGCCGGGAACTTGTCGGCTAGGTCTTTCTGGGCGTTGATGAGCGAGGTTGTCATGTTCACGGCCAGTGCCGCCCTCATGCTCGGCAGTGACTCGCGGTATGCCGTCTTCACGGGCGGCTGCCCAAGTGAACCACCCACGGGCATTTCCTTGAGGCTGAGCATTTCGCCTTTCGCGGCCTTCTTGAAGAATGCCTTTGGGTACTTCGGCATGGTTTGCACGCGAACCGCTCCCGCAAACTTTCCACGCTTAGCAATCTTGGCAATCTTGAAAGGCCCGAGCCTCTTGAAGCTCGAAGCCACCGAAGCACCGGCCCGCCTAGAGGAAGACTTGATGAATCGCTCTTTGGTGCCGAACTCAACGAACCCTGCGTGGAATGCCCGGTTCTTTCCCTTCTGAACCGTGCCGCCGCCCGCACTCCTTGTCTTGCCGCTGCCAGCAGCGATGAAGCCCACCAGGCCGACCGCATTGCCACTTCGGTAGGTCTTCACTTTGGTCGAGATCGCTCGGTATAGGTTGCCCGTCGGCCCGCGCTTCACGTTGGCCTTGAGGGCATCGGATCCGGGCTTCAGGCTGCGACGGATCGCTGCACCCATGTGCTTCTTGGCGAGGCTCGGACGAAACCCCAGGAATGCTTTCTTGAGTTCAGCAAGTTCTGGAAACTGAACCGTCACCTCGATGTCGCCAGCCATCACGCAGCCTCTTGGCAAATAAGGACGTGTTCGCTGCGGTTGCCGTACTCAAGAAGGCTGACGATCTCTAGCGTCCGGTTTCGCCACGACAGCCGCATGTTCTGCGTGATGCCTGACAGGTAACGCATCCGCACCCGATGGCTGATCTGAATGTCGATCTTCCCGGCGTCCAACGCCTCGCGGGAACTCACGCCTTCCACGCTGGCCCAGACCGTGTCGTAGGTAGACCACGCAAGCACAGTTTCCCCAATGGCGTTCCGACTCTCGGTCGCCTGCTGCACCGTTACTCGCTCGCGTAGTTTGCCTGGGTCGATCATGTGCCGTACAGGATGATGGTGTAGGTGGCCGTGCCCGAAGACGAGCGGACGGAAACGCTGTCACCAGCCGAGACTGAGCATGGGTAAGCCAACACCTCGCCGCCACGAATAACGATTGAGATCGGTATAGACGAATCGCCAAAAATTAAAGGCCTATTCGTGGCGGTTGCCTTTACGGCAACGCTTGTGATTTGCGAGAACGAAACAAGCGAGCCGCTGGCGTCGCGGTAAGTGCTGCTGGCATCGCCGTTGTCCGCCGATATAAACGTCACCGCAGTCGTGCCTACCGTACCGCTAACGATTGCCACCTTTCCCGTGGTGTAGGCCTTTGAGTCTTGCAGGCTCACAACCTTGAGCGATGCGGTGCCGTTTGTGTCGTGAAACAGGCAGTCAATATTGATACGGCCTTCGATGCTCATTGGTAGGATCCCCAGCGTTGAGATGAAAGCAGCGACTTGACGCCATACGGAACGTCTTGGGGAACCGCACCAGTCGATACCGCAGCTTGTCGCGATTCGTACCAATGGCCGACAAGCATCAGGATGGCGTGACGGATCGTGGCCGGCACGCTCGAGCCGGCACTGCCGTAGCCGGCCCACCAGGTCACGCTCACGGCGTTGTAGTCGTCTAGGTTTCCGGGCCAACTCCCGGCACGCAGCTGCCGCACCACGCCTGGCGTCGAGTTGCGGTCCACACGGTAGGTCGTCGTGGACAGCGTAGCGGTCGAGTCGTCACCTAGCGTGTACGTGAGCGACACAGCGGTCGTGGTGCCGCTACTTGCGATTGGCGGCCGTGGCAGTTCGATCTCGTACGGAAACGAGTCAAACCGCATTACCCATTGCGTGTTGACGAGCGTGCGGTCTAGGTACTGTTCACACCACTCACGGGCCGCAGTGATGAGCGTGCCGATGTAGGTGTCATCGTCGCTGATGTCCACCCGCAGATGGGCCTTGGCTTCTGCGACGGTTACTGGCTCAACGGCTGGCGGCGTCTGTCGAGTCAGGCTTCGATACTGCACGGCGTCGGCTCCTCTTAGGCGTGGCGTCTGCGGTCTCTACGTCGTGCTCAATGGCAGCCGTCTCAATCGTCTGCTGCCTGTCCTCAACAGCAAACCCTCGCTGGATCCACTCGTTGGCCATACCGTCCGGGGCGTCGTCCAGCACCTGGCCTCGCTTGTAGTGCCGGTAGCTCATCAGCATCCTGATTCTCACGATTGACTTACGCTCCATGCAGACTCGGGACGCTTGTTTGTGTTGGTGAACTCGGTCGTCCACTGAAAAACAGGGCCACCCAAGTCCTTGCCAGGCCACGTCACGACGTACTCTCCGTGGCCCAAAACCACACGCGGCGAGACAAAGACACGGTTGCCGCTGTCTCGCCAGTTCCGCCAAAACCAGATGTCATCGTCTATGCGTCCATCGTTCCAAGATCCATCAGGTCCAGGCTTTGACCAGAACCATGGCTTCTTCATCCTCTTGAGAGCGGCCGTGCTGATGACGGTGCAGCCGAAGTGCGCCGTATCGACCTCCTGCACCGGCTCGGCAAACCACGCGGAGGGGACGCTGGTCTGGCCATCACTAGGCGGATCGTCAAGCGTGCCCTTGAGCGTTAGCATCGGGCGGCCGTCCTCGCGTTTCGTTTGCAGGCCGGTGATGGCGTCGCACTGAAACGTCATCGCCATGGCGAAGAGCTGCTCAACGTCTTCCTTCGTGAAGAAGGTGTCGTAGTCGATGGCAAGCAAATACTCCGCCTTGTCGATGAACTGCTCCATCACTCTGGTGTTGACCTGACTCCAGAACGCACCAGTGCCCATCGTAGGGCGAATACCCAATGGCATGAGTGCCTGAGCCCATGCGAAGTGATTGGCCGTAAAACTCAACCTGGGCATCGACAGGATGGCTTCGACTCGGATGTCAACTTCAGTGCCACCTACCTTGACGATCATTCGTGCCTCAGCAAAAGAGAGCGGGCGGCCCACACTTCGTGAGCCGCCCGCCTATGGTCGCAAGCCTGTCAAGCAAATCAGCCGGCCGTATCGAGCGCGACGTTCTTGGTCGCGGCGTTGTACGGGCCTTCATCGCCACGGCCGAGCCTGGCGGCAATCACGATCACCGTGTCGGTGTTCGGGCTGGCATTAACAGCCAAGTATCGCTTCTTGCCACGCAGGTCAACCTCGATCCGCGAGATGGTCATGGCGGTCGTGACCGTCTGGCCAGCGTAGGCCGCCGGCTTCAGGTTGCCGGTGAACCCGGCCACGTCCTCAGTCGGCGAGGCCGTGTCGCCCTGCTTCAGCGTCAGGGTCTGCGACACGCTCGAGGTGCTGGCCGCAGGTCCGAAGATCACGTCAATGCTGGCGTACTTGAAGCCGAGCGTGTCGAGCGTGAGCGTGTTGGTCTGGCTGGAGGTAAACACCGCAGCCTTACCCGACGCGACGCTCTTGGTCGATGCCAAATGAATCATGGTCAGAATCTCCTAGAGGGTCAGGATCAGGACGCAGCCGACTTGAGGGCAATCACGGGGCCAACCTCGCTCGTCGAGCCGAGGCTGTGGAAGTTCACCGTGGCACGCACCACGCCGGTCACCAGCGTCTGGTCGTACTCGACGAGCCGCTCTTGCGAGACTCGCAGCTGGTAGCCCTGGCGGATACCAATGGCACCGGCCATCGCCATGTCGCCGAACAGGCACTTGATCTTCGAGGTGTCGCTGCCGAGCGTGCTGTTCATTACGTGCGTCAGGACCACCGGGTAGCCCATGAACGTCAGGCCAAATCCGCCGGCCACGCTTACGCTCCCGCCTTGGCCGAGATCCAGCCGCTGCATAGCAGCGTGATAGCCAGCCGGGGAGATGTACCACCGAGCACCAGGCAGGCTGTAACGGGGAGCCTTGGCGAGCACCGACAGGAAGTCTTCCTTGTCGAGCGTCTCGAAGCTCACGTTACCGCTCGCCGCCGTCACCACGGAAGCCGTGTAGGCCGAGGTGGCGATCTTCACCGCGACGCCGTGATGGCCGCCGTAGGTGCTGGTGCCGTCACCGAGGAAGGTCGCCTCGTCCAGGGACTTTGCCACCGCAAGGGCGTGCTCGCTGGCAATCAGGTCAGCGATGCCAATCCCGTCCGCCCACAGTTCGTTGCTGACCTTGGTGGCCACGCCGAACTTCTGGGCGACGAGCTGCACCTGCGTGCCGGTCATGTCGCTGTAGGTGAACTCGCTGCCCTCGCCGAGCCAGGCACCGGTCACGCCGGAAATCCGCTTCGGGATCGAAAGCACATCCGAGGCCATCGAAAAGTTCTGGAGAGCGGTCGGAGCCACGCCGAAGGTTTCGACGTTGCGGATGATGGTCGAGCTCATCTCTTCCAGCACGCTAAAACCGCCGGCCGTGTTGACGCCTTCGACCATCGCGCGAGCCTCGACGCCGTGGTCGTGGCACCACCGCTTGGCCTCGGCATCACCGGCGTAGGTCGCCTGGAGCCACTTGCCAGCGCGATACGCTTCCTCATGCGAGCGGAACGCCTTCAGCCGGCGGCCGTCCCGGACGGGCTCGATGCGAGTCTCGCCACCACCGGCCTCGGGGGCCGGCGAGCAACGCTCGGTTACGCTTCGGAGATTCTTGGCCGAATCAGCGACCTTGACTTCGAAGTCGATTGAGCCGGCGAGCTTCTGGGCACGCTCGGTCAGTCCGGTCAATTCGAGATCACGGGCCGCGAGATCGGATTGGTTGTCGGTGTCGAGTGCAGTCAGCGAATCGATTCGCGTGGCAACGTCGGTGGCTTCTGCTCGCAGGGTCGAGAGGCGGTCCATGTGCGTGTTCTCCAGCGGCGTGATTGCCGTGGAGTCCACGCTACGTGCGACGGGCGGCACCCTTGCAGAACCGCAGTTTAGAATGTGTTGTTTTTACAAACACCACAGCACGGGCACCGCAGCGAGGGCACCGCAGATACTGCTGCCTCTCGTCGCCGCACAGACGGCTAGAGCGGCAGCGAAGTTTCTCGCCGCACGTGCATCGGGCTTCAGACATTTCGCAGCCTCAACATGGCGGCCCAAGCCTGGGCGACGCCACGCATGGCCGAACGCACGGCAGGCGTGGACGCTTGCTCGCCCTGTGTGGCCAGCCAGGTCTCGTAGGAACGCATGGCGACGCTGGCAGACGTGGACGGGTACGCAGGCACCAGCACCGGGCCAACGTCGTACAGGCCGCTCACCTCGCGGATCTGGCGTACAGCCTTGCCATCTTCGCCAGTGCGGAACGCTTCGTTTTTTGCGTCTACCGTGAAGGCGAACGATGAGCCACGCACGTCACGCCGCTGGATGAGCTCGAGCACATCGGCCCGGCTGACGGGCGGCGTCACCACGTACCGCAGCCCCTTGTCATCGCTGGAGAGTTCCAGCGTGCCAGACGAGGAACGGCCGAGAACGATGTTGCTGTCGTGGTTGAACAGGGCCACAACGTCATTGCTTCGCTTTCGCAAAATCTTGTCAAAGGCACCAGGCAGGATCTCTTCCTTGAATCCACCAAGATCAAGACTGAGCCTGCTGTAGACGGCGGCGTAGCCGACGATGGCGGCACGGCCGTCTGAGCGGGTTTCCACCACAAGCTCGTTGGCGTCTGCCAGTTCGTAGTCGCGGCGTTCAATTTCCATTTGCGTTCCCTCCGGTCGGTTGAGTATCCACTGGCATGACGCCTTCGTTCACGCCTGCAATGATGCTGTCCACTGTGGCTTCTGGCATTGTCGGGAACGCACCTTGAATCAGTGACTTCGCCCCTTCGGAAGTCAGCAGGCCAGACGAAAGGCTAGCGATGATTTCCAGCAGCGATGAAACCTGAGCACCGTTTAGTGCCTGCTGCTGAAGATCTGGAGTCGCCGCCATGTCTGGCAATGTCGAGCCGTCAGAGCTTTGCGTGTCGACATACCCTTCCGCTTGATCTGCTGCAGGCTCTTCGCCGGCCTTCTCCAGAGTAGTCATGTTCAACTGGATAAAGTGCTGGTCGCCTTGCGGGCCAATCGGGTTGAGGTTCTCGGCCTCTCGGATCTCGTTAACGGTCATCCAGCCGTTCTGAAGAGCAGAGACATAAAACGCAGACCGGCTTGCGTGATCGCCACGCAGCAGGCCGTTGACGTTGTGCTCGGCAAAGTACGTCTCGTCATCAACGATCAGGTCGCGGGAGATCGCTGCTTCCCACCGCTTGAGGTGCGGCAGTAGGCAGTGTTGGACAAACTCCGTCCCCTGCACCTCGATGTTGTTGTACGTGCTGCGGTCCAGCTGCTGGATCATGTGGGGCGGAACGCGGAACAACCGGCAGCACTCAATCGCGCTGAACACCCGGCTCTCCAGCATCTGGGCACTCTCGTTGCTGCCGCTAAGCTCGTGAGCCTTCACGCCGTTGGGCAGGACTGCCGTGCGAAACGCTCTGTCCGGGCCACGGTGCATCCGCTCCCATTGCTCGCGGAGCCGCTCGGCTGCCTCAACGGGAATGGGGTTGTCGGACTCCAGCACGATGCCTGGCCGGGCATTGTTTCCGAAGTACGTGGCCGCGTGCGACTCTAGAGCCTGAGCCAATCCGATGACGTTCTTGAAAAGACTGTACGTCGGAATAGCCTTGATGCCGTCCTCGGTTGTGAACCGCAGACAGAAGATCTGCTCCTGGCTGTAGACCGTCTGCCGGCCGCTCGGCTCACGGTAGATGTACCGCAGCGTGCCGTTCTCAAGTCGCTCCACCTCCATCCGGCTGCTGTGCAGCGGCCACAGTTCAGAGACAGCACCTCGAGCACCTGGGCGGATCTCGGCGTAGCTCGCACCGTAGTGGAGGTACATGCCCGTCATCCAATCCCGGAACTCTTGGGCCGTCTGCCACGGGTTGGGCTGCATGTGCAGAAGCCGATACACCGGGTGCGTCTGGGCCTTCTGCTTGCCACCGTTGGCCATCCGCTCAAACACGTGGAGCGGCAGTGCAGATACCGCATCCGATATGACCCGGATGCAGGCCGTGTAGGCCGAGCACGCCATGGCGTTGTCGGCGTTGACCCGGATGCCAGATGGCGTGCGAGACGGCGAAATCTCCTGCCAGTCAATGCCCCGCAGGTCAACCATCGTGAAATCTCTGGCGGCGTTTTCG